TCAAATTGAAAGTATTAGACTCAAAAGAGAACTTGCCAAAAGAGACACAGTTGGTCCTGAAAAAGCTGGCCCTTTTCATCCTCCTGCACCTCCAGAGCAAGTAGAAGAAGGTCCAGAAACTAATCCTTCACCCGACACAGAACCAAGCGATAAAGACGAAAAAGTAGACATAGACGCTGGTAGACCATTATTCAAAAGAGATGAAGGTCCACGAAAACGCAGAGTTGATAAACCAAAGACTAAGCCCGGAGTTGCTGATGTAATAGTGTGGTCTGAGTCAGCTTGGAATGCTGTTTCTGAATGTATTGGTGATGCATATATTAAAACTCATAATATTAAGAATTTACGCCAATTAACTAAAGCAAACTCTAAAGAAATTGAACAACTTAAAATAGATGTCTTTACTAACTTGCAGTATGGAGACACTGTAGACAATGGGCTGATTACAAAGATACTAAAATCCAAGGCTCAAACGCCATCTTATATAACAAAAAAATTAAATGATTCCAACATAAACATGGATAACACTTCAATTGATGGTTATAGAAGACATGCTATAGGATTGTTCGTTGAGCATCAGATCGGATAATACATTGTGTTTCTGACGTTTTTGTGTATAATGATCAGAGAGGTGTAGATGAAAATATTCACAAATGAAATCGAAGACGGCATAGCTGAACTTGTGCAATCAAGCGCGAGTGTGGCCTATTGTATGCCCGCTTCTTTGGCTAGCGACAAAAGTAGTTCCCCTACGTCAAAAGATTTTATAAATAAAATCAAAGCCGAAAGCGCTAACCCAAAACAGATTGATCTTTATTATATTACGTCTGTACTCGTTTCTACTGGATGGAATAAGAATGATGATGTATTCAATTCTGCTTCAACATGGGAAGCTAGGGATACTCCAGAAGATAAACAATTTAATTTTATGCACGATGAGAATGACATCATCGGTCATATTACTGGCAGTTATGTGGTTGACAAAAACGGAGACCCCATAACGGACGATACTCAGCCTGATGATTTTGATATTATCACTGAGGCTGTGTTATACAATAGCTGGACAGATCCAGAAAATAGACAGCGCATGAATCAAATTATTGCTGAAATCGAAGAAGGCAAATGGTTTGTTTCTATGGAATGTTTGTTTGCTGGTTTTGACTATGCTTTGTTAGACGACGAAGGAAATGCAAAGCTTCTTTCTCGTAATGAAAGTTCTGCATTCCTGACTAAGCACTTGAGAGCCTATGGTGGTAATGGAGAGTATGAAGGCTATAAAATCGGTAGATCATTAAGAGATATTTCTTTTTCTGGTAAAGGTCTTGTATCTAAGCCAGCAAATCCCAGAAGTGTTATTCTTGATGCTAGCAAGGCTTTCTCTCTGAATACTAATTCAACAATTTTAACTACTTTTCCTAAAGGAGAAAAAGATATGTCTGATACTAACCTTTTAGAGAAGCAGCTTGCCGACGTTCAAAGCGAGCTAGCATCTGCTAAAGAAGACAACGAAGCACTTCGTGTTCAACTTAGCGAAGCTTCAATTAAAGAGCATGGCGAGATTATTGCCAAGCTTGAAGCAAACCTCGCTGAAAAAGAAGAAGCTGTTAAAGCTTTGGAAGTTTCTTGCGCTGAAAAAGAAGCTGCTTATACTGAGCTTCAACAGTCTGTAGAAGCTAAAGATAAGGACTTCAAAGAAAGAATGGAAGAACTTAAGAAGATGAAGAAAGAAAAGAAGACTGAAGCTCGTAAGGCTGCACTTCTTGACCTTGGATTTGATGCTGATGAAGCTGAAGAATCTGCTGCTTCTTATGAAGACTTTGACGACGCTACCTTTGATACAATCATCGCCGGAATGAAGAAGAAGGCACAGATTGATGAAAAGAAAAAGGCTGGATACAAAGCTAAGATGGAAGAAAAGAAAGACGAAGAAGTCAAAGACAAACCTAAAGCCGAAGAAGCAGAAGTAGAAGCAGAAGCTGAAGAAGCTGAAGCAGAAGTCGCTGCCGAAGAAGCATTGGAAGAAACAGAGACTTCAGAAGCTGCTCTCGTAGACGCTTCTAACGAAGAAGACGAACTAGCCGCCACACGAGCGAGTGTCGCAGAGTGGCTTGAAAATAACGTACTCAATAAGTGAATTAAAGGAGAATAAACTATGGCTCTAAAATCCGATAGATATGAAATTCAAACTGATATCAGTTTTTTCTGCAACACCGCGCTTGACCGTGGTGGAGTAGTGGTCTATCAAGATGGTACTGGTTCTGGCGCTGCTATGGATCAGGGAGTTGCACTTGTCGCTCAGGAAGCTGGCGATGCGGGCAGCGTACCACTTGGTGTCCTTCTCAACGACGTTGTTGATAAGGATCTTACCAGAACCCACCTCAATCAGTACAAAGACGAAGTACAAAAGGGTGGAAAAGTTACAGTCCTACGCAAAGGCTATGTAGTCACAAACGCTATTGATAGCGCTGTTACGCCTTCAGTTGGAGATGTAGCTTACTTATCAGAATCAGAAGCTGGTAAGATTTCTAATGTTAGCGCAAATAGCTACACCAATTTGGTTGTAGGCCGATTTCTATCAGCTAAGGATGCTGACGGCTACGCTAAAGTCGAAGTAAACCTTCCCTGATAAAAATAAATACAACTAAGGAGTAAATAATATGCCTACAAATGAAAGACCTAGTGAAGAGTTTATCAATCTCCTCCGCAAGTCAGGGGATAATGATATCAATGTCGCTCAGGCAGCACAGCGTGAATTCGCAAAAGCTCTTGAGCTTCCACTCCGCAAGGGTGTCCTTGTCGGAAACATTCTTGGTAATATCTTTGAGACTATTAATGTAGAAGCTGGCTCAACAACTGAGTTTCCGCTTGATCTCATTAGTCCCGGTCTTGAAGGTGAACATGTCGCTTATACCAACCCCGGTCATGGTAGAATACCAGAACGTTCGGTTGAAAGCGATTATGTCATGATTCCAACGTATAGCGTTGCATCTTCGGTTGATTATCTCATCCGATATGCCCGTGAAGCACGTTGGGACATCGTTGGTCGCGCCATGCAGGTCATGGAAGCTGGCTTTGTAAAGAAGATGAATGATGACGGATGGCACACGCTCCTCGCAGCTGGTGTTGACCGTAACATTCTCGTCTATGATGGCGATGCAACTGCTGGACTTTTCAGCAAGAGACTCGTTTCTCTTATGCAAACTGTTATGCGCCGTAATTCCGGTGGCAACAGCGCTTCGGTTGGTCGTGGACGCTTGACGGACATTTATGTCTCTCCAGAGGCACTTGAAGATGTTCGCAACTGGGGTCTTGACCAAGTTGACGAAGTAACTCGTCGTGAGATTTATGCAGCTCCAGAAGGTGGCGCACCAATTACGCGCATCTTTGGCGTAAACATGCACGATCTTGATGAGCTGGGCGAAGGCCAAGAGTATCAGACATTCTTTGCTTCAAGTCTCAGCGGAAACCTTCAAGGTTCCGATGTTGAGCTTGTCGTTGGCCTCGATCAGTCCACAAGCGATAGTTTTGTAATGCCAGTGAAGCAGCAACTTCAAGTATTTGAAGATCCTACACTTCACCGTCAGCAAAGAGCTGGCTACTATGGCTTCGCAGAGCTTGGCTTTGGCGTTCTAGATAACCGCAGAATTATCCTTGGATCATTCTAAGCTATTATCATAGAATTCTACCAATTAAAGCCACCTTCAAAGCTTTGAGGGTGGTTTTTTTGTGTATAATAACATAGATTGTGCTATCTTTGGAATTTCTTAGGAGAAAAAATATGTCTGCAATATCTGACTATCTTGAAGGTAAATTGTTGAACTTTTTGTTTAGAGAAGATGTAAGTTTCGTTAAACCGTCCAACATTTCTGTTGCTTTGCTTAATACTGTGCCGGGAGACAATTCTGCTGGCGATACAATGGACGAAGTTCTTGCAAATCTGACTAATGATGCTGGAGCGCAAGTTCCTACCCAATACGCTAGGATTAGCCTAGGCAATCCATCCACAGATGGAAACACTTGGTGGAAAGAAGTGGGTGAAGATAATAATTCAGCATTTTATGTTTATACAGCAGAAGCTGATAATGCCGGATACTATTATCCACTATATCTATCTTTACCAAAAGCAGCTACAGAAGGTGGAGGAGCTACCAAGACTCTTAACTTCGTAGAGTTCCCCGGAGTAAATTTTTATATGCCAGACAATGGCACTGGAACAGAAAAAGCTGAAAATAATCCAGACCCTCAAGAAATTGTTTATAGATTATATGATGGTAATGGCTTTATTCAAAACAAGAAAACAATAACCTTTGAGCGTGTTGGTCAAGGTGGATGGGGAACAATTAAAGCAGTCGCTCTAATGGATAGCTCGACATATGGAGAGGGAAACATTTTAATGTACTCCGCTCTAGAAGTTGCGAAACAAGTAGACGAAGGCGATGTTGTCCAATTTATTCCATCTTCACTAGAAATAAGCTTAAAGTAAAATGAAACTCTCCAAAGACACACTTGTCAAAAATATTACTAGAGATATTGTAGACAATTCTGTGGGAGCTGTCTCCCCACAGGACATAAGAAAAAATATATTAGACCTAGTAGATTCAGTTAGCCTATTAACAAAAGAGAGCGACATAGAAG